ACCAGATAATTGCCTTCCTGTTTTGCCAGGTCCTCCCATTGCCAGCCCAAGTAAAGGAGTACGCTTGAGTCCCTGTTCAATGCCCGTCACACCAACACGCGCAAAGGGCATAGCGGTTCCAGCAAGGAGCCGTCCTGCATACCCTCCATCTTTCAACATAGCTGACTGAGTGTTTACAATCCAGGCACCGATCTTGGACTCAGGGATACCGGTCAAGGTCATACGCATAGCTTCACGCGTAGTCATCCCGGTCTCTTTCAAGGCTTCAACAGCAGCGATGTCTCCAGCGGTGTACCACTTACCAAGTCCTACATCACGGAACTCTTCCCCGAGTTCAAAAGCATACTCATCTCCGAGGATTGACTTTCTGATGTTGCGAACTTCTCCTGCACCTCCCCGCATGACACTTTTCCAACGTTCTCCCCCTTTAACAACCCCTGTCAGGAGCTTACTGGCATTGTCAAAGTTCCCCTTGGCTGCTTCTTCCAATCCATGCACAAGCATCCCACCAAGTGCCCCCAAATTTGCTCGGGTAATGGTGTCAGGAGAAGAGAGGTAGTTGTAGTACAGGAAGTTAGCAACTTTATCTGGACCTTCTTTGGCGATCGATGCTGACCGAAGCATTCCAGGGATAGCCATCCCCCCTAACATGCCGTACCCAGCAGCTTGCAAGAGTCGCTCTCCTTCTGGCTCTCCTGCTGACTGTTCCCAACCGTAGAGTCCCCCGGCTGCACCCCCAGCATGTCGAATCGTCTGACTGCCAGCACTACTTGTATTTTCCAGTGCCCTGAACAGTGCTCCAATAGCCATTAGCTCACCATCCCTTCAGGCATTTGCATCGCAGAGGAAATGAATAGAAGTGTAGCTGTAACTTTACCGAGAGACTTGAGGAGCTTGGTGTTTCGAGGGTGATCAAATACTTCCTTGAACTTCTTAGGATTATTCTGTGCGAGTGCTTCGATTAGTTGACCTGTGTACCCAGGGACACCAGCTTTCCCTCCAATAGGCGAAGAAGGTTCTTTCTTGATCACTTGTTGGAGCTGGTCAACCTTTGTCTTCGCTATTCCTGCTTTGTCTGGGTGCGTAGTCAGCCTTTCGGCTGCTCCTGTTCCCCCTTTCTTTACGATCCTTGCATACTTCTCGGAAAGGGTTAATGATAAGCGTCTAAAGACTTCCCGTTGTCCCAGGTGTCCGACAAATACTTTCATCGCCTCTCGACCCTTAGCTGTTTGCAGAATCTTTTGCACACTCCCTCCGTGGGCAGTGATTGCTTCGCCTGCTGCTTGCAGCACCTCAGCCCTGACCTCTGTGGGGAGAATCTCTGAGACCTCGGCAAGATTTTTGTATTGTCCCCCCTTTCTTACTTTTCCTGTTGGGTCAAATCCTTGAGGGTCGAAGTGCATCTGCATTTGTATTACCCAATCCCCTTCAAGGTCTGCTATGGACTCAGATGCTTTCATTTTCTCAAGCTGTGCCACAGTTCCTGTATCAGGATGAGTCACACCCTCCATCAACTTCTTAGTGGTTGCTCCTGGCGTGGCAGCTAGGTCATCGTAATATTTAGTGAGGGCTTCAACATTAGGTTGGGCCAGCTCAGGTGAGAAGTCTTTCAACTGCGGTCCCGCTGCTGCACGTATCTGTTGAGAGAGTGGCCAGTGATAGGAAAACTTCTGTTCAAGTTCTGATAATCCTTGAGTTTCTTGGCCTATTTTGAGTGCCTGAGATCTTGGCGTGACTACAGGAAGGTTTGCCAATTTGTTGTAGATATCATCCGGCAATACATCTGGCCCAGCCTGCCGTAACCGTTCGGCAAGTTGTCTAGGGTCCATGTTTTCAATGTCTATCCCCCGAGAGCGTGCGTACTGCTTCAGCAAATCTCTGAAGTTTTTAGGGAAGTAATAATCTGCTGCTGTTCCTTCATCAAGATGCAGTAAGGCATTCTTGATTGCGTCGTCAGTAGCTCCCCCCAATGCTCGGGCTGTAGCAGAGAAGTGACGGAGGGCATGAGGTGTGAGACCTTCTATGCCTATAGATTGTCCCATCTTCCGGACAGGATCCCTGAGCCTTCTAAAAGCCTTTCCATCTTTATTAACAAAAATAAAGTCTTCAAGGTCTAACACTCCATCGGCAGCTCGATTGTTTAAGTGGATGCGTAATTCTTCTGCGAGTTCGTCAGTAAGAGGGAGGTGCTCATCTCCCAGAGCTTTCTTGGTTCCCGTCCTAGCCTTAGCAATTTCCGGGCGGATAATAATTCGTTTGTTGGGGATGTCAATGTCTTTTACCCTCAAGAGACTGGCAGTCTTACTCCTTAACCCTAGTGTCGCAAGCGTATCAAACAGGACAAGATCCTGGTACGCTCTTGGGTTGTCAGCGTTCTTTAACAACGCAGTTTTAATGGCATTGTATTCATTCGATGACATGAAGAAGTCTTGAGCGTTTCTGCCTTCACTTAATTTTGGAATGTCCCGAGGTGTTGTTTCATGTCTCGGTGACGGAGCTACTTCATCAAGGACAGGCTGGGCACCACGAACGTTAGGATCCCGCAGTCTTGTTGGTGCATCCACAAGGTCTAATTGTTGAGGTTCCAGCAATGATCCCTGCTTTGTACGTGCAGGGGCAGGAAGTCGTGTCAACCCAGGAATTGGAGTTTGAGTGCTCCCTTTTGTAGGTGTCTTGCCTCCCTGAGCTTTCTCCAGATTCTTGACCAACCGCCCCCCGTAAATAGGCTCACCAGCAAGGTTCATTTTCTCCTGGATCTCTTGTGCTCCGCTCTTGCTTGTCCTTACTGTGTAACCTCCCTCATCTACAACATCTACATCCGCAAATTTATCTTTTTTATCGACACCTGTAGGTCTGGCTAGGGGTCTTCTAAGTTGTTCATCGAGTAGTCGAGAATCCTCTCGACTAAGGGGGAGAGCTTGCCCAGGTCTGCCGTAACTAGCCTCGGGGTGAGGAAATTCCTTGTATTGAACTGGAGGAGCATCTTTTAGTCCTGCTCCCCTCCAATCCAGGGGCAGTTGTTGCTGCTCTGCCATCTCTTTAGGGAGATCCTCTGGTCTCTCTGCTCCTCGTAGTGCACGTTGCGCTCTGGCTTCAATCTCCTCGCGTGCTTTTCGATCGTACCCTGCGATGAACTGCTCTTTGTTCTGTCCATCAACAAACTTGCTACCTCCACTCTTTTCCTTCCACACCTTCGCTGCTCTTGTGGTCAGTACTGCAAGCTCTTTATTCCGAAAGTCTTCTACTTGCTTGATAAACCTGCTGGTCTGCCGTTCATATTGTTTATCGGATGGAATAACTTCGTACTCGTCTGCTTCAGGCTTTTCTACTTGTGTTGTTTTAGTCTTAACTGTTTTAATCTTCCCTTTATTCTTCTCCCTCTCCCTCTTTAATTTATCTGCTGCCTGTTCTCTTTCTTTCTGGTTCGCAAGTTCAGTCCTTATTTCGTGTGCTCTGTCACGCATTGCCCTGAACTTTTCAGGAGACAGGTCCATTTCGTGTGCTCTCTTGAGCTTTGAACTTACCCTTTCGCGTTTATAGATAGGTTCTCCCTCATCTAGTCTCTTGAGAATATCTGCTGCCTCATCGCTATACATTCCAGGATCGTGGTACAGTCCTGTCTTGTATCCCGCTAACTTTCTAAGCAAACCCGGAACAGCTTTGATGGCCATTAGACTGTCCCCCTTCTTCTTCTCTTCACTGCTTGGGCTGCTTGGAAATCAGTACCTTCTAAGGGAACTTCAGGTCCAAACAAGTTCATCTGGTTACTTGGTCTCCTCCTCTTAGGTGGCTCGGTCCGGTCTCCCTTACCTTTGAAGGTAGGAGGTGTCGGAGCAGGAGTAGCAGTAGCAGGTGTCGGAGCAGAAGCAGGATTAGGAGGTGTAAACAGCCCCTCAAACGTTTGCCTTGCTTGCTGAGTTCCTGAAAGATCCTTGGGATCAGGAGCTATTTGACTTCTAATCTTCTTTGTCAGCCCTTTAAGTCTCTTTACCAGGTCCCGTTCGCCTTGATGTACCGCTTCTTCGGCTGCTTTTACGTTGGCTTCAATTTTCTCGATCTCTTTTATGAGACTTGCATTCGCCTCGGTCACTTTACTTGGATCGAACTGACCTTCTAGTATCCGTATTTGTTTTCTTCCTTCAATGACAGCATCAGCGTTTTGATGTATGTAACTGACTAGTTCATCGTGGATAGTAGCAATTTCTTGTCTTGTTGCTTCTTCTATAGGCAGATTGGCAGCTTTGCGGGGATCCTGTATCAAATCATGCAGATCTTCAAAGTTGTCCAGGGCTTGTGATGGGTTAACGTCGTCAAAGTTGGTCGCTCTATAAATCGCTTCGACCTCTGCAACATCGGATCCACGGCCCGAGAGTATTACTTCTTCAGGATCACGCTCTGGAAAATGCCCTCGACCTTTTTTTCCTGACTCCCGTATGTCAGGCATTACTTCTGCTGCTCCAGTTACTTTAGCCGTACCTGGTGTTACATCAAGAGGTCTCCAAGCATCACCGGTATCTGACTTGAAAACTCCCTGACCAGCCATACCTTCTTCAGGCATAGCTCCAGTCGTTGCTGCCCCCCGTTGCCTGTCACCTCCAACCTTCCAGTAGGGTACTTTATCGATGCTGTCAGAATCTCTGGGTCCTTGAGTTCCTGACCATTTTTCGGAAGCTGCTGTTGTGGCACCTGGATCTGGGACAGGCTCTCCTGTTGCTGTTCTTTGAGACTGCCTGCCTTCTTCATACACCTGTCCTGTCCTTGGATCTCTAACTTCTCTTGACGCTCTATCGTAAGCTCTGGCCTCTTCCAGATTCTTAAAGACAGGCTCTTGTTTCCCTGTACGCCTGTTTACCCTGTATTCAATATCTGGATCCTGTACTTCACCTGACTGAACCCTTGCTTTCGATTCTTCTTGTAACTTTTCAGCAGCTTCTCTGTGCTTAGTGCTGTGTTTGGCCCATGCTTCTTCGCCCATGCTGGTCGGTCTGCCTGGAGTAACACTCTCAAAGTCTCCTTTGGGCTTAAAGTCTCCCCCTGTCAGCCAACGCCAAATTCCGCCGGACGGATCATCAAGTGATGTGTCACCCTCTAATACTTTCCTGCGTAATCCAGGGAATTTACTTGCAGCAGTTGAACCTGCTCGTCGTGCTAACCTAGAACCTGCTGCTACTGCTGGAAATCCGAGGTCTAATGCACCCCAGGCAGCTTGTGCTCCTGTCCCTGGGAGACCAAGTTGTTCTCGTTTGATAGCATCATAGATGTTGTAACCCCCGTAACCAGTAAGTCCAAGGTTACCTAAAGAGGCAGCCATGCTTGCTGCTCTTCCAACGGGATGCAGTTTAGCCAGAGCAGGAATGACTTTCTTTGCCAGTCCCCAGCCCATAGGAGCCAAAGATGCACCAGCAAGTCCTAGTTGTGCCGTTCCTGCCATTCCAGTCTGGGGACTTCCCGCTTCTCCCTCTTGCATGAGGGTACTGACGATCGAATTGTCTCCATCTCTAATGCCCCGAAGTGCTTCTTGGGCTTCTGGAGATGAAACGTCATCTCCATATCGACGTTGCAGGGCACCCCGGAGAATGTGCTCCATCTCAGGTGGGTATTGCATTACTCATATCTCCACTGGTTCTTAATAAGGTCGTTAATGATAGCTTCCTCAGCAGGGTTGATCTGATTCATAACATTCTGTACGTATGCCCAGCCTTCTGGCCCAATGGAATCTCCCTTTTCAATGCCGTCAAAAGCCAATGTGTCTGGATTTCGTTGCATGTCACCGGCAGCCCCTGAGTTAATCCATTTACGGACTGCACCTCCCCCTTGATGGTATGCAAGAATGATAGCCATGAGAGGGTTTGGAGCATCTTGGAAGTTGTAGGACCCTGAAGGTTTCTTTGCTAAGACCTTCAAGTAATTTGTGCCTACCTCTAAACTGAAGTCAGGATTAGCAAACAATGCATCGTCTATTCTCTTCCTGTATCCAGGGTGCTGAATATTCATCCAATGTTTTAGTTCTTTACCAGAGAGGTCCGTTGGAAATGTAATGCCTGTTCCCAAGGCATCCCAGTCAGCTTGCATCTCTGCATCCCAGTAAGGAGAGTCAACAACATCAGCTAGGGCTTCGTCAGAGATAACTTGCATCAGGCCAATAGCACCATCTGGGGAGATATCCCGAGCACGATTACCGGTGCGCCCTCTGGACTCTACATAAATCTGAGATTCCAGCCAATTAGTTACAGCTTGTCGGGCTTGATATGATGCATTGCCACCGAGAATATTCTCTACGTTATGGTCAACCCTTTCTCGGTGTTCTGTTGGCATCTGATAGTTATTATCTCTCCAACCTCCCCTTGTATTCCTCTTCATGCGCTCATGGTTCGGGTTCACAGGAGTGACAGGAGGTGCATCTCCTTGAGGGAGCGTCGGAGGTGGAACTGTAACCCCGCCCGGACCTCCAGGTGTTACAGTCACTGAATCTTGAGATCTAAATCCAGGCATTCCTGGTGGAGGTGAAGGTAATTGATCTAGCCCTCCTTCAATCTGTGGAAGAACTGAAGGAGAAGGAGGCCGTGGAAGTGCTCGTTCCAGGTCAAACCGAGGTGGTCCTTGAGGCCGTTGAGTCATCCGTGGATCTGAAGGTGGAAACGGTTGTCGTGGAGTTAATCCCCCCTGAATATCAGGTGGTCCCCCTGTCCCTAGTTGAGGTCGCCCTCTTGGACCAGTAGGTGCTTGAGGCAACGGCTGCCTTGGTGTCATTGGTGTCTGGATATCAAGTTCCCTGCTAAGAGGAGGTCTTGGCCCTGGTCTTCCCCCTTGAATATTTGGGACTTGTGTCGATGGAGGAATCCCCTGCACCTGATTCAAGTCAAAGGGAGTAGGCGTCCGTTGGGTCATCCTCGGAGGATTAGCTGGAAACGGTTGGCGTGCAGGACCTGCAGGACCTACCTGAAAGTCTATTGGATCTCCTCCACCTGGACGCGGTAATCTTTGCGTAGAGCGTGGAGTTTGAGGACCCAAAGTTCCTGTTGCCGTTACATTTGGAGGGTCAACAGCAGGAGAAGTAGGATCAGGAAAAAACTTTTCGGGCAGTCCTCTGTTGAATCGCTGGGTGCGATCTGGCACATTCATACCGTAACCATAATTAGGTGGAACTGGGCCTGGTCTCGTCTGGGTGGAACCCGGATCAAAAGGGCCTTGGGTAGAGCGACCTCCCTGCGCTCCACCTGTCAAGGCATGATGAGGGAGACCAGCAGGAAACAAGTTCAGCAGGTCCAAGATCCGTTGTTTACCTGCGGGCGTGAGATATTTAGCAATGTTTGGATTACCTAAGTGAGTCATTAACTTGCCCATTGCTTCTTGGGCAGCAGGGAGAAACCTAGGATCATCTTGATGTTGAAGCATTCGCTGAATCCACTGGTACTGCTCATTCATGTCAGTGAAATCAGCTTCGATTCTCTTATATTCCTCAGCAGAAACGAAGCGGTCTGCATCAGGCGTCCAGCCCCCTATGCCGAACGGCATAGGCATGTTTGACCATTGCTCGTGGGCAAAATCTTCCTCTGGAACCTGGAACGCCTCCTTCGTTGCACCCCACGCCTCACGAGCAGCATCTTCCACTGCACCTGCCATGGCGCTGGCAGGAGTCTCGCCTGCTTGTCTACCTCCTGAAGTTGGAGCATTAAATACGCTGTCAGGAACGTTGTCATCTCCATTAGTTCCTGAGCTAAATGCATCATCGAGGCTTACAGGTCCCTCACCTGGAGTTCGTCCATCTCGATTCATACCTGGGAAACCGTTCATGCCCATGAGCTTCATCATTTCTTGAAGCTGGCTGTGATGGTATGATTCAACGACTTTTCCATCATGTGTCAGGATCTGCCCTTCAAGTTGGCCGTCTTCGGTCGGAGTTATGATCAAAACAGCAGGTATTTTCTCTCCTGTTGGGTTCCCTTGTTCATCCTTTACTTCATAGAGAATATCCTGAGGAGGAATGGATCTGGTAACACCAGCTTCTCTTGCTGCAAGACCAACAGCTCTATCCTCAGTCAATCGAGCCTGGTCTTTTAAGCCAGAAAGCAGACCTTGTGCTTTACTTACATCTCCGCCTGGGGCATATTCAGGGCGCATTGGAATTTGGGCAAGGGGTTTCCACTCATCTTCAAATCCCGCTGATTCGTACATCTGACGAAGTTGTTCTTGGGATGTATCAGGACCTGATGCACGAAGGTCTTCAATAAAAAGATCCGAACGTTCACCTGGAGTAAGCGTGGCACCTTCCAAGAGTTGTCTGGTTGCTGCTGTGTTGGCATAGGGAAACTGCTCTTCAAGTCCCTCCATCATGCCTGGTATCTCAGAGGCTTTCCCTCGACTCCGTGTATGTTGATCTGCAAGGGCACTTGCCTGCTGCCATGCAGCTTGAGTCTGGTACCGTTCTTCTTCGTCCTGGTCCTGTGCCCATGCAACCCCAGCATCTCCAAGGTTTGCCAGCAGGTCAGCTCCGAATTGTCCCCAACCTCCTCCTCTTCTACGTCGTGCCATAACCGTTTCCTTTATTTCTGGCTGAGGCCATCTGCCATCCACGATTCATGGTGCCTGCGTTTCCTACCCCTCCAGCATAGGCTGACCCTGTTCCACCGACAGCATTAAAGAAATCAATCGGGGGACCAGGCTGGACTGGCTGTTGTGGAGGGCCACCCTGTGCCTGCTGCTGTCCAGGATTTCCCCCCTTAAATCCAGGGCGAGGAACTGTTGGATTTTGCCTCCTTGAAACCCCTTGACCTGCATTCGGATTGAATCTTGGACGAGTGGGCATTCCTGTATACGTAGGAGACTGCACAACTCCTCCCACCCCTTCAGGTCTGGAGGCTTGAGCCACATATCCTGGAGGACCTTGCGGATTTCCCCTGATATCTGGCGAGGGTCCCATTCCTGGAGGTTTTCTTTGTCCAAACATATATCCGTCCTATGCGTTCTGCACGTACCCACGTTGGGTAATCTGTGCGAGGTCCATGAATTTGTTCAACATGTCTGCAACATCTGATAAGCGTCCACGTTCCACCATCTCTCGGATCGTTTCACGTTGGAGACCCATCTGCTGGATGAACTGTGCCCAGTCTGCATTCTCTGACAAGATATCCAAGGCCAAATGACCCATGTCAGTTTGGAGATCCCCTGTTGTTTGAATCGTATCCAGGAGGTTCCGGCTCTCAAACTCTGTGAGGCCTGTTGCCTGTTGGAGGGCAGTTAGATATTCTTCCTGTCCTCGTCGGCGTTGTTCCGTCCCCATCTGCTGGGCACCTGTCAGGGCATCACGGTAGCGTACGTCCTCTTCCCGCATCCGAGCCAGTTCAAGATCTCGACCAGCTTGGGCATACATGGGAGCAAGACCTTCTTCTACTCGTTCCCTGAAGTCATACTCAGGTCCTTGATTTGTCAGTCCTCGATCTGCCATCGCTGCACTTCCTTGTGCAAGCTGAGCACGGCGAAGATCATCAATCGGTGACCGGATATTCTCTAGTTCCATGGCCCGTTGTTGCCGATCGAGCGGTAAGGCTCCCCCTGTCTCAATCAAGCGTTGGTATTCATCAGCAACACGTTGGCCGTAGTTAGTTTCAAACTCTGCCCCGGTTCCACGATTCGCAATGGAATCTACCAAGGCTGATTCGACATTCGCAGCCATGGGTGTTGGAGCCAAGCCCCCGGTTGTGCCCAACACAGCCAGGTTTGACTGCATGAGCCGTGAAAGAGGATCAGTACCTGCCTGCTGCAAGCCTCCAACCATGCTGGAAACATCATAGGCATCAGCTTCTCCAGGAACATTCCCTGTATCAATCGCCCCTTCAACATTCGGAATCGTTGGATCATATTGATGCTTGTTGATAATCTGATCCGTCCGATCGAAGTTCTGCGTTGGGGTGGTGACTACCGACGTTGGAGGTACATATGTTGTACCTCCTCCACCTGTACCTCCACCGCCTCCTGTGCCTCCGCCTCCAGTACCTCCACCGCCACCGCCAGTACCTCCGCCCCCTCCTCCACCACCACCACCTCCGCCACCACCGCCTCCTCCACCGCCGGGACCTGGTGGAGGCTGCTGTGCTGCCTTCCACTGTTCATAGGCCTGATCAGCAGCAATGTTGTAATTTGCGACGTTTTGGTTGTACTCGTTCTGGTAGTCTCTGATATTCGTACCTCGACCAAAGGCTGTTGTTGGGGACCAAGGATCCAGGTTAGAACCCTTCCCAAATTGATTCTCGTAACGCTCTTGAGCTGCTGTAAATCCTGCTATGTCATCTGTCGATGGTGGCGGAGTAGTACCTGCTTTCCAGCTATACGCTGATTCAGGTATGCCTCCGGGACTTCCCCCCATCCAGTCTCGGTCAGCCCATCCCCGAGGGTGCTGCCCTGTGGCACGAATGTGATCTATTTCGCTGCCCCAATCACTTGGTGCAGCCCACCAATCTCCCCTTCCACTCTTCCAGTCAAAATCTAACTGCGTGGGTTGGTTTGCGTATATCCACTCTTGCATCCCAGCAGGCTTGCCTGTCCAGTCCCAAGTAGGAGCTGGACCTCTAGGATCAACTTCTGTCAGACTGCGACCACCCGTTTCTTGGACATTCGGGTTATTCAACACTTCAGTGGCATCACCAGCAAAGGGGTCTTCATCAGCCCCCGGCATGACTCCACTACCCATATAGTTGCTCATTCCACGGTCTATGCCTTCTCCTCTAAGGTAGCCAGGAGTATTCAAAGGCTGGTTTTGGCCCCAGAAGTGAGGGTCCCTATTTGCTGCACCACTAATATGTCCAAGATCTTGCGTCTGTAACTGCTCAGGTTCAGGGAAGTGAGCTGGACCTCCTCCCTCATCTGGGTATAGCGACTGGCCACCCATTTCCATGACACGCTGGTGTTGTATTTG